TGTTTGCTTTAATTTCACTAGACATTACAGCCCTCCTGACAGTGCTTTGATTTCAGCATCGGTCAAGCCCAGTGCCTCAAGTTTAGAAATCGCAGACGCTTTGTCGGCTTCTGCTTGAATCTGTTCTGGTGTTGGTTCTGGTTCGGGTTCTGGTGGTCGCGCTACAAATGCGCCGTCAGCGTAAACACCTCCGATCCACGCGTTGGCATCTGCTTCGACAAGAACGCCGTCCACGTTGTATTCTGAAACGCCATCCCATTCAATGATGTTTTCGACGATGCCAGATTTAATAATTGCGTAGTTCATTATTTGTACTCCATGACTTTGCACCAACCACCCGCTCCGTTGCCGCCTGTTTTTGTACCGCCACCCGCTTGCCCGTTTCCACCCGCTCCGCCATGCGCGTACCCAAAAGCGTTTCGACAAGTTAAAGCGGTATTGCCGTAGTAATCGCCGACACCGCAACCGCCAACTGACGCTGACTGAATGCCTCCGGTGCCACTGTGACCGTAAGTAGAGTTATGGTAGCCACACTCTCCCGCACCACCAGACGCGTTTATGTCCCCGCCTGATGCAGTGCCTCCAAGGTTGCTAATGTTGTTCTGCCCCATCAGACCGCCAGTTCCACCGTTTGCGGTAAGCGTATTCGTCCCATCAACCCAAGTTGAATTTCCACCCGCAGAAGCATTATTGTCAGCCGACGCTCCAGATGATCCGGCACCAATCGTGACTGTTGCAGTTGAAATGGATGAAACGTCGATTACCTTCATTGAGTAACCACCCGCGCCGCCTCCGTTTGCACCGTTTGGATACGACCCGCTTGATCGACCGCCGCCGCCACCACCCCCGCCACCAAAAATTTCAACCACAATTTTTGTGATGCCAGAAGGTTTTGTCCACGTTCCCGAACTGGTGAACTGTTGCATTGAATTGAATCCGCTTGCAAATCCAGATGAAGTTGCTGAAGCATGAAGGGTGACTTGCGTACCCGAACCGCCCAACGTAAGCGTTGAACCAGATTCTTTGTCGATTGCGTTTACATTTATAGTGCTCATACAACCACCAATGTACCAGTAACAATGATTGTACCTGTCATAGTTACTGGCCCTGCAAGAACTGCTGATTCAATGGTATGATCTCCATCAATAGTTTCCTGATGAATAAAGAACCCGTCTTTTGCAGGCGCTTGACCTATATATTGATTTCCATTAACTACTTCAGCCATGATTCCTCCTTACGTAGAAATGCTATCTACATATGAAACCCACACATCTAAAGCAGATCCTGTGTTAGATTTAATATGAAGGACATCTGTGTTTTGCATTACAACCTTTGCGCCACCCTGAATAAGTTCTACAGAGGAACTAGGTGGAATGGTTAGGCTTTTGCAAATGTGGTAGTCAGTACCAGAGCCTGTCTTATCAATATAACAATCGCAAGTTACAGCGGCTGTAAGGATGTTAGTTACTCTAATACCAATTAATGCGTCATCAGAGTTACTAGTAAGAAGAGTTGTCTCTCCCGTTCCTACCGCTGATGCCGCCGCTCGTTCAAAATCTTGTGCCATTATGCTCTCCTATAACGCAATAGCCATAGCAACTGCAAAACCAGGAGATGCCGCTGTTACGGTTCCCCAAGAAGCATCAGTGCCATCTGTGGTTAAATATTTTCCAGACTGACCAGACATATTAGGTACGATAGCCGCAGTAGATGACGATGGAAAACTATTCTTAAGAACAACTTTTAACATTCTAAGATGGTCATCGCCTTCTGCTACAGGGTCTGAAACTGTAGGGTTTGTGTTTACTAATTGAGTTACCCAACTTGCGCTTTCTAGTGCCATAGCTCCCCCTACGTAAGTTCAAAAATACCAGTAGCGCTAGGCGTTACGGTAAGTGTGTTGTTTTGTGCTAATGTAAACTGGCTTGATGTCAAGCGAGAAAAGCAAACTAGTTTTCCACCTGACTGATAAATAACAGCGTATTTAACATTAGATACATCACCACCAGTAGCAGTCCATACACAAGCCGTCGAGTCAAACCGATACTTGTTTGTTGCCGCTGATGCCCATGTTCTGGAAGAGACTGATTTACCTCCAGTAGTATACCCATTACCGTTAGCCACTTCATTAGCTAGAGAGGCTTGAGTAGACAATGCAACGTTGTTTACGTTTGCACTTGCGGCACTGGTATGCAATGCCATATAAAATTTAACACTAGTACCGTCAAGGTCAAACTGACCATTACCAAGGTACTCCCTAAAACTGTTGAAAAAACTCCATGCTGTAGCCGCCATTTAAGCCGCCTCCTTTAACGATTCTGGATTCTTAATGATGTGTGATATAAGTCCTTCGCCATGAACAATAAGATCATAACTTGAGCCTGTAACGCTTATTAACTGAACAAACTCCTTTGCCTGATGATAATGGGCTACAGTGCATCTAAATTGCTTCCCACCTACAACCAAATCTATCTCTTCTTCCTTATCATTTTCTGGTTGCTCGTAAGCATGATGATGATCCATAATACAACTATCAAAACCAAAAATTTCAAACTTATGAAATCCTAAAATTCTTAGCAAATGCATTGATCTAAGTGTTACTGTGGAGCCACCCATAATAGGGAAGAAGTCTTCGTATGCTTTTCCGTATTGACCCTCAAGAACGTCTATGTTTTCTTCTTGAGTATCACAATGCCACAACCAAACATTGCGGCCTGAAAGCATTTTAAATACTTCTGGATGACATTGAGATGCCATTAAGTATTTACATGTTTCTACTGGAGTTTCAATAAATCTTTTATTAAACTCTCTGCTGTCTAGCATTATAAAAGCATTAGGAATAATTCCATTATCTAGACAATATTGATAAGTTCCATTTACTGTTACAATTGGAACACCATCTTCGTATCTTTCTTTTACTATATTAAATGTATCTTTAAGTGATGGACCGCCAGTAACAAGGCATATTTCTTTGTCCCACTGCGTTTCAAATGGTTTTACCTGCGGCAATCCTAAAGAAACACTGCTCTTTATATTATTCCTTATTTCTTCTTTATCTGAATTTACAGCAACAAATACATCTGGAATTGGCTGTAAAACTTGTACAGAAGGAGGATACCCTTTAAATGAATTCAAGCGTGAAACTCTAGTCTAAGCTCTAAACCAAGAGCAGCAGTTCCAGAACCTATTTGATCTATGTCAAATCTTATTACATCAAACTCATTAACTAAATTGTTTGCCCCAATAACTGGAGCCGTTGCCGCATCTTTACTATCATTTTCTCCAGCATCAATAGTTAACAAGGTGGTTAACATATCAACACCTTTAGTTTGATTATGCACTTGAATGTTTGTTGTTGATCCTGTCCCAGCTGTATATACATGTCCTCCAACAGTATTGAGCCTAAGCCCGTCAAATGTAGAAGGCATAACAATTCTTGCAATTCCGTTACCTACATAAGTAGGAAGACCGTCAGCGATAACCTTAATAACTAATGTCCTATTTGAAAAAGCTGTAGCATTAGCTAATATCTTTCTATTGTCGCCAGTAGATGCATCGTACATAGCAATATAATCAGCATTAATATCCATTGTGCTTGCGATATTAAGATTATTTATAATCTCTAGCTTATCATTATTTAGGTTACTAAGGTTGTCATCCATCTCTTCAAACGTAAGAGGAGCACCTTTTGTTTGCCTTAATGTTAAATTTGCCATTTATTTAAATCTCCAATTACCAAAAGCCATTACTTTTCCATTATCTCTTATAGTTACGCCAGCATCTATGGTTTCAGTAATAGGTCTAAGTAACATTAATTCATAGTAGTTTTCAGAAGCATAGTTAAATGTAGCCATAAAAGGAAGATCAATTAAATTAGCTGCACTAATAGTAACCAGTGCTAATGCAAATACATATAACTCATCATCGTTTTTCTTTACAAAGTCTTCCCATCTTTCCCATTCGGACTTAGTTGTTTGCCCTTGATCCCACTGCATTGTTTCGCAGGTTGCTGATCCTCTGCCATTTCCTGTTCCCACAACTCCCTTGTACGAGCAAGCAATGTCTCCATACCTCTTTGCCAGCGCACTCGTTCCGTTGAGGTTGTACTCAGATACGACAACGGGCTTACCAAGCCGAAGTGCTTCTTCAATTCTTTTTCTGAACTGTGACTCACTTAGATTAAAACCAGTTTGCAAATAAATAACATCTGCATCTTTGTAATATTCAGGTTTTACTCCTGGTGTTAGGTGGACTCCAATAGGCTTGTTAACACCCTTCTTTCTAAGGTTCTGTATAAGGACACTAACCTCTTGCGCTGAGTAATACTCATCGCACTCAAGGCATACAACGTAATGACTAACAAGATCATCTACTGCATCTACTACTTGGTTCTGGTAGTCTATCTGATTCTGCAATCCCTGTTTGTATACTTGCGGGCTATCGTCAGATATCAGCCACATTACAGGAGCCAGATTTTTATCACGCAACTTATTAAGACGATCACGCCAAGCAACTCTATTAACACCGTCAACTACCTTAAATTTTGGATCATAGTTTCTAGCCATGACATCCGCATGGGTATCACCATTTAACTTTAATTTTTCTATTACCTTTTCTCGCCAGATATTATTTGATCCATCTGAAAGCCAAGATAATGTACTATATTGAGCAGCGCCTATTAAGAATGTGCTTTTATAATCAGCAACAACAGTAATAAAACCCGCGCTTACAAAAAAACAAAACAATATAGATGCTGCGTATTTACTGATCATTTTTCTTTCTGTTTAATTTTGTTGGACCTGGTAAAGCCCATCCTAATATCATAGGCAATACGAATATTAATACTAAAGCCCACCCACCTATTTCTACCATTTTATGAAGCAAAGTAAAAAAGTTATCAGGCGCCTTGATAATAGTCTGAGGCTCTTGTCCTGTTGTCAAAACCTCCGTCGCTACATC